GGTATCACTAAAAAACCGCAAGGGCAAAAAGCTGTGCGAAATAAAGCTTGGACTTAACTCAGACTTAGAAGTGTGTGATTTCTATGCCAAGGACGTTTGGTTTCGTGGTATAGCTGACTTAGTTATACTCGATGGTGACCTTGCGTGGGTGGTAGACTATAAGACAGGCAAGTCTTCAAAGTACGCAGACAAAGGACAACTAGAGCTAATGGCGTTGGGATTGTTTGCTAAGTATCCCCAGATTAAAACAATACGTGCAGGATTATTATTTGTTGTATGTAATGACTTGGTAAAAGACACATACATGGAGTATGATAGCCACAAGCTGTGGGCGAAATGGTTGAGTAAGTATGACCAGATGAAGTTTGCGGCTGAAAGTGGTGTGTGGAACGCACGGCCTAATGGACTGTGTAGGCGGCACTGCCCTGTAATTGAATGTGTTCACAATGGAGCGAATGGATGAAAAAACGTAAGAAACAAGTTAACGCACCTGTAGGGTCAGCTACGTTTGAGCGTCGTATGGAACGCCAACGTGCCCGACGTAAGGTAGATAAAAACGGGGTAGACCGAAACGGTAACGGTAAAGCTGATAAGCGTGAAGGCAAAGATGTTAGCCATAAGAAAGCCTTAGTCAAAGGTGGTAGTAACAAAGATGGTGTGACCATAGAGAGTTCGAGTAAGAACCGCGCCCGTAACTACAAGAAGAAAAAGTGATTTAGGGAGTTCCCTAAAAGGAGAACACATTGCAGATAATAGACGACAAGGCGTTGCTGTTAAAGCTACGCAATCCAAACCGTGTCACTAAAAGCATAGTAAAAAGTAAAGTGGTACGTGATAATGAAGTGTTAGTGAATTGGGGCATTGATGAAATGCACGCACTTCGAGCGTTAAACATAGATGTGCCTTCTCCTATACAAGGACAGTATACGTGGACAGGCAAGTATGACCCCTTTGCACACCAAAAGAAAACATCTGCGTTCTTAACTATGAATAAAAAATCTTTTTGTTTTAACGAACAAGGCACAGGTAAAACAGCCAGTGCAATATGGGCGGCAGACTTCCTACTCAAGCAAAGTAAGATAAAACGCGTACTTGTCATATGTCCACTATCAATAATGGATAGCGCATGGCGCGATGATTTGTTTACTTTTGCTCCGCACCGCAGGGTAGATGTAGCTTACGGTTCAGCTAAGAAACGTAAAACAATAATAGAACAAGGGGCAGAGTTTGTAATAATAAACTATGACGGTATTGAAGTTGTGTACGACGCTGTGGCTAAGGGGGGCTTTGATTTAATAATTGTAGATGAGGCAACACATTACAAGAACGTGCAAACTAAACGATGGAAAGCACTTCGCAGTTTGCTGAAAGACGACACGTGGCTGTGGATGATGACAGGGACTCCTGCAGCTCAGTCTCCGTTAGATGCGTACGGCCTAGCAAAACTTGTTGACCCTAACACTGTGCCAAGGTTCTTTGGTTCGTTTCGTGATATGGTTATGGCAAAGGCGTCTCAGTTCAGGTGGATAGTAAAGCCTGAAGCAACTGACCTTGTGTTCAAAGTGTTGCAACCTGCTATACGTTTTACCAAGGAAGAGTGTCTTGATCTTCCTGACATGACGTACGTAAAACGTAAGGTAGAGTTAACGCGCCAACAGAAAAAATATTATGATATGCTAAAGAAACGCATGACGATGACTGTGGGTGGTGACGAAGTTACCGCAGTGAACGCCGCAGTTGTTATGAATAAGCTACTGCAAATATCGGCAGGGGCTGTATATACTGACGAAGGGGACACCCTAGAGTTTGATATTAAGCATAGGTATAAGGTGTTACGGGAAGTCATAGACGAGAGTAGCCAAAAAATACTTGTATTCGTACCTTTCAAACATACCATTGACATACTAACAGATAAATTGCGTAATGACGGAATTACCACCGAGGTTATTCGTGGTGACGTACCTGTGTCTAGGCGTACAGATATATTTAAACGTTTCCAAACAACGAACACCCCACGCGTATTGGTTATACAACCACAGTCAGCGGCACATGGGGTTACGTTAACTGCGGCAAACACCGTAGTGTGGTGGGGGCCGACACCCTCTTTAGAGATTTATGCTCAAGCAAACGCAAGGGTACATCGTACAGGTCAAAAGCATCCCTGTACTGTCGTACAGTTACAGGGGTCTGCCGCAGAAAAGCGTGTTTACTCACTTCTCGACAAAAGAATAGACGTACACACAAAGATGATAGATTTATACAAAGAAATACTTGACTAGCTTATTACTAGCTACTAGAGTGTAATTCTCGTTAGTGTAGGAGAACGTAAAATGAGCATAGATGAAGACATACCCGCGGACAAACTCACTAAGGCGTACATAAAAATACGCGCTGAACGAGCATTGTTGTCTGCAGAATTTAAAGAAAAAGATGGAACGTTGGTACGCCAACTCGACACCTTGAAGAAAGCACTTTTAGACTACTGCGATTCGCACCATGTCGAGAGTGTAAGAACCGCCGAAGGGCTGTTTTTTAGGTCTACTAAAACGAAATATTGGACAAGCGATTGGGATCATATGTACGAATTTATTACCGAACATAATGTACCTCAGCTTCTTGATAGGCGTTTGAACCAGACTAACATAAAACAATTCATCGAGGAAAACCCTGATGTTTCTCCCAAAGGGATGAACGTCGATACCGAATATGTTATATCAGTTAGGAAGAAATAATGGCAGAACCATTTGTAAATATAGAGGAGTTGTCAAAGCATTTTGCAGTGTCAATTTCTACTATTCGAGCGTGGGTACGGCAGGGGCATATCCCTAAGTCCACGTATATAAAGATCGGCACCACATACCGATTTAACAAAAACTCAGTAACAGACGCGTTAACTAAAGCCGCGCAAGACGTACATGAGCAACCGAACACGGATCAGCTTGAATTTGATTTTAACGCTGATGACGATGTGTAAAAAAGCCAGAAGGAGAACAACATGGCAGAGACTTATATTATTGAAAACGTAGAAGCACTATGGCCTAAGATCGACAAGACGTATACGTTCGATCAAAGCGTAAAACGTAGTGTACCTTGTGGGCCAAGAGATCAGGGTGCAGATTTTTCCATTGCATTCCGTATGGGTAGCGCAACGGCAAAAGCGTTGTTTGTGCAAATGAAAGACGCGTATGACGCTAACAAAGAACCTAAGTGGGCAGACAAGTTAGTTAATCCGTTTGTTAAAGATGACAATGGCACATACACGCACAAGGCAAACTTAAAGGGTGCTTACAAAGGCGAAGTCACCAACAAACCATTGCAAGTGGATTCCCAAGGCACACCGTTGCCAGATGATTTTCAACTAACAACGGGTAGTACGGTTAGTATAGCTGTGCAGTTAATACCTTATGACTTTGGCGGTAAACAAAATGTGTCACTACGACTAAAAGCTGTACAGGTTATTAAGTATGTTCCTATGGAAGTACGTAATCCGTTCGGTGCTGTAGATGGTGGCTTTGTTATGGAAGACGCTAATCCTTTTGCCTCTACACCAAAAGTTGTGAAGAGTAACAATGTGTTAGATGAAGCACCTGCAGACGACGGTTTTGATGAAGAGCCAGTTAAGAGAACCGCAACTAAAGCGGCACCTGCTCCAGTTAATGCTACTGACATAAGTTCCATTGTCGATAACTGGGACGACTAATATTTCTACACCACGGCTATTAATTTAGTCGTGGTTAATCTTTCGACATTGGGTGGTATCAATGAATACAAAAAGTTTTTTAGAATTAGTGCTAGGGCACGAGGGGCACTACTGTGTGTGGGCTAACAGAACCGCAGGAGGAGAAGCTCCAGAGATAAAGCAGAAGTTTTATTCTTCTGTAACAGAATTAGTAGACGCGGCTGAAGAGTTTGACCACAACGGTTGGAACGCTTTCTTTGCGCTGGCGACGTACGAAGAATCAGGTTCGCGTAAAGCAGATAACGTTAAGTGGATGAAGTCTTTCTTTTTAGACTTAGACTGTGGCCCGAACAAGGAGTTCGATACGCAACGCGTGGCGCTACAGGAGTTACAGGCGTTCTGCAAAGAACACAAACTACCAAGACCTACGATTATTAACTCTGGGCGTGGTTTGCATGTGTATTGGATTTTATCACGGGCTATAAGTAGAGACGAGTGGTGGCCTGTGGCAGAGCGGTTAAAGAAACTGTGTGAGGATAGTGGTTTTGAAGCTGATCCCTCAGTTACGTCTGATGCCGCTAGGATTTTACGTGTACCTAGTACACATAATTACAAGTACGACCCACCACTAGATGTAGCGTTTTTTGGGATTTCACCGCCTGTTCCTATAGCTTTTGAGGTTTTCTCTGATTTAGTTGGGGATGCCCCGATACCAGTACCCAAGAGATACGAACCCCCAGCGTTAAGCGCATTTAAAGATGCTATGTACCAAAACCAAAAGGGTAGCTTTCAGAGGTTGTTGGATAAAAATACCAACGGTACTGGGTGCGTGCAGATAGATTACATAATAGAGAACCAAGATACAGTACCGCACGATCTTTGGCGGGCAGGTTTATCCATTGCTAACGTATGCGAAGATGGCGACATGGGTGCGGAGTTGATGTCTAGTCAACACGATGATTACAACCTCACGGCTACGTTGCGTAAGATGCAGGATACAGGAGGGCCGCAATACTGCAATACGTTTGAAAGGTTGAACCCGACAGGTTGCGAAGGTTGTCCTAACAATGGT